GTTCTATCTTGAGCGCTGGAGGCTCAACATTATCAGCTTTATTTAGTGACGACTCAGACCTTCTTGCAGAAGAGCAAAGACAGTTTGATGAAAGGATGGAATACAACTATGCTGCACTAGATGCCGATATGGCAATAGCAGACGCTACAATTAACTTAAAGAATAGGCAGAACGCTTTAGCTGGAACTTTCATGGGTTACACAAACCCTGTTGTAGATGTTGAGGGAATAGCTTCAACAGAAGGATACACACCATCGAAGGCTGCTTCTATACCTGAGATACACCCAACAGGATTATTGTCTCAAGCGGAGCAGACATCATGATAAAACCTCAAGCAAGGCCAATGCCTATACCAGAAAGATCAGACAAGGGAGCGCCTGAAGATCAGCAAATGGCTAACATTGGAGCAGAACAAGCATCCGAAGAAGAGGTGACCCAGGCTAAGGGGATAGTAGAAAACATTGCTGTATACATATACAGTGATGGAGCTGAAGACATCATTGAAAAATCTAACGGCTCCCCAAAAGAGGTTGGTTTAATAGCTGGAAATCTTGTTACAAATGAGATAGCTCTTGAGGAAGAAGAAGGTCAGGATATCTCAAGGGATATTGAGATTGAAATTATGGCTGAAATTGTTCATGAGATTACAGATCTTCTACTTGCTAAAGGCGCAATAAACTTGCCAGATGAAAATTCTGAGCAAGCTTTTATGGGCGAGGCTCTTACTTTTGCAATTAGTGCGGCAATGGATTCCGACGACCCTCAAATAACAAATGAATCTATGATGAACTTAGTAACAAATATGTTAAACTCTTCAGAAGAGTCAGGTCAACCATTAGATGGAGTACCGTTACCGCAGGAGATGATGAATGGCCAATCTTAAAGAGGGGTTCACTACTGGACTTATAGAAGCTGGAAAAGCTTTTCAAAACATTGGCGCTATGCGAATGAAGGAAGAGTATCTAGCAGAAGAAAAAGCTACGGCAGCAGCAGCTGGAGAAAGGAAGTCATTGGAGTTTTTATATTCAGAAACTGGAAAAGATATTAGGAATATAAGAAGCTCTTTAGCCGAGGGAAGCTTGGGAGCTGGAGGTCTTGACCCATTGCAGGCTCAAGCAGACCTAACAAGACTTGAGGCCAGGCAAACTCTTTATATGAATGCCATTCTTGGCATAAAGATGGACCCAAAAGATAAAGAAACTTTTGAACAGATCGCGTCAGGAGAAATTGAAGGTCCTGAAGCATCAGAAAAAAGCGAGCTTTTTAAAAACCTTACAGGATTTGCAGGTTATCTTCTAAAAAAAGCCAAGAAGAAGGGCATTGAGGTAGCAAAGAAGTTTCTTCAAGACTCCCATCCAGATATATGGAGCGATACTAAAAATAATCTTGAAAGGTTTAGAGGGAGAGAGGGCGCAGTTAAAGATGAAGAAATTATTGGTGATGTTATGTCTTTACTTGTTGAGACGCAAGGCATGGATACAGCAAGAAGGTTTTTTGAAGGCATGGTATCAGGGTGGAGTCTCGACAGTACTTACTGGCCTACTTTAGAATTCCCAGAAAGAGAAGGGCAGTATGGCAGTTCTCTTTTAGATGATGCAACATTAAAAGAAGATTATAAATCTGAAGAAGAATACAGAAAGGAAGCTATAGAGTCAAGGCCTGAGAGACGATTTGAATACGGTGAAGAAACAAAAGAGCTGTTAACTCCTGGAAAAATTGATGCTACACAACAGGGTCTTATTGAACAAGGCGCACCTATTTCTGCTGAAGAGCAAGCATATGAAGATGCTCGCAATGAAGCTGCTTTAGCAGGTGCTGGCTCAGCATCAACTGATGAAATTACTCCAGAACAAATGGAGGCAATGTCTAGAGAAACTGATAGGCAAGCTGCAATACAGCAACAAGACATTGTTGGTTCTCCTGCTGCATTAGAGTCTCTATCATCTATAGGTGGGCCAATAGGCGAGCCTGCAGGAACTACTGATATACTCACAAGATCAAATATTCCAGAAGAATCTCCAGAGATTGAATCTGTTAAGTCTAGAATTATTTCATCATTGACTCAGCTTATACTTTCGGCAGAGTCTAATGTTAATGGTTATAATGCAGTAGCTGGAATAACTGAAGGTGATCCAAATCTTACTAACATGACTATTGGAGAGATTGTAGAAAAATATGGCAACACAGCTGTAGGTGCTGGTCAGTTTAAGTATGAAGAATTTACCGTACCGATAGCTAAAAAATATTTAAACATGGGAGAGCCAGAGCTTAGAGCTCAAGTGTTTACTAGACAGCTTCAGAATGATCTGATTGCTTTGGGTCTGGAAGATGCGGGACTTGCTCTTATAGCTAAAAAAGAAATTTCTTCAGAAGAATTTCAGAAGAGAGTAGCTAATATATGGAGAGGTTTACCATCAACAAAACAAACTCAAGAAGGAGAATCTACTGATACATACGGCAATAAGGCTAGAGTTTCTGGCGGGCTTTTATCTCAAGCTATAGGCGGATAGAATGACATTTGCCAATATAGATCAAGAAGCATTTAAAGAAACCTTAAAGAAGAGTTATCCTGGCTCTGTAGCAGAACAAGAACAGCCCAAACAAGAAGGCGACTTTAGTCTTGCCGGGGCAGGTGGCGCAGCTGTAGATCAACTACAGTTCATGGCCTATAACGCCTTGAGAGCTTTTTCAGATGGCTTTGATGTTGATGTATTAAGAACTGTAGCAGACAGAGGAATTGAAGTAAACAGGAAAGAGCTCGCAGAGTATGGGAGAATTGGATACGACGATATAGAAAATCTTGGAGACCTGAACAAGTGGTGGCTTGATAACCTGATCATTAATGCTGGGTCTTTTGTTCCTATTGTTGCGGCAGGAGCTGCAGCAGCACCATTTGGTGGTCTGGCTATCGCTGGAGCAACTCTAATACCATCGGCAATTCTTGGAACGGGTGAGTCTTATGCAAAACAATTAGAAGCTGAAGGTAATCTTAATCCTACAATTGCCCTGATTACAGGTATGACTGTAGGTGCCCTTGATGTATTTACTCCAAAGAAAATACTTAATACATTTGGGATAGGAAAAGGATTCAATTCTTATCTTGCTAATAAGCTTGCTTCTAGAGGTCCTATATCAAACAGGATTCATGCTGCATTAAAGGGAATGTTTAGGGAGGGGTCAACAGAGCTTTTGCAAGAAACCTTGATGACCATGTCCAAAAACTATGTTAATGAACAGGACTTAACTGACTTTACAAAAGAAGAGATCAATGAATTAATTGAGGCCACGCTAAGCGGAGGAAGTGTAGGTGGTAGTATTTCTCTTGCTTTAGGGGAAGCTAGCCCACAAGACAAGGCTCTTGCGGCAGCAAAAAAGAATGCAGGTATAACACTAAAAGATGAACTTGAAGCGGAAGCTGCTAGAATTCAATCGGAGATTGATTCGTTAATAGACAATGAAGAGTTCTCTACTACAAATACTTCAGGAAGACTAGCTAATAGGGGTCCGAACAAACTAAACAAGGAAGGAAGAAAAAGAAAAGCAGAGCTAAAGAAAGAGCTTAAACAGGTTATCAAAGACAAGTTTGCAAAAGATAAGGCTGTATTAAAAGCTGCTACATTAGAAGATATTGATGCTATCTTTCCGCAAGAAATTTCTGAAGAGGAAACTTCGGCAGAGGCATCCGCGCTAGACGATCAAAAAACTTTAGCCCAGATTATGGCTGAAGATACTAGAACATCAGAATTTGAAAGAGTTCAGCAACCAGATGAGGTCCTTACTGAAGGTACTGAAAGAGGGGCGACACCGACACAAGAAGATATCAATGCTCGTCTTAGAACTGAGGCTGCGGAAAGAGCTGATAGAGGCACACAAGACCCATCAGTTCTTGAAGATACAATGCCAATGGAATCTGGAGCAGACCCTTCTGTCCTTTTAGATCAATCACCAGATCAGACTGGGGCTGGCCCACAGGGTAGACCTCGTCAACCAATTGCTGACAGAGCTAATCAAGGTCTTGAGAATGAACGTCCAGTAGTTAGTCAAGTAGTTGAAACCGATGAGACTCTTACCGCCGGTGATATCTATATACGAGGCGAGGTAGATAAGGCGGTCCAAGAAAAAAGATTTCTGCTTGAGACTTCTGGCCCACAAAGGGGTAGACGCAAGTTCTATCCCGACCCAGAATCTAGAGCTAGGGCAGAAAAAAAATCTAATGAAGAGAGGTCTAAGCAAGAAGCTGAAGCAAACCTTGCTGCGGCAAAAAGAATAGAAGATAATAAAAAGTTTGATAAAGAGCAGGCCGCTGAGCTAAAAGAAGAAGCTATAGAGATGGCGGGTGAAACATTTGACGCCTTTATGTATGGGCAAATAAGCGCTGAACAATTTGCTTCTAGAAGGCAGCGTGAAATGGCGTTAATAAAAGACGGCATAGGAGGCAGAGCTGCTGCTAATGCTTACAGAAAGGTGGCTGCAATTGAAAGGGTTAATGCTATTCTTAAAGAAAGAGGCATGCCTAGTCTTTCATTAGATAAATCAACAAAGCCTGATCAGGCGGACGTTACCCCGCCAAAACAAGAAGTCCCACCTAAAGGTGGTGTAGGCTCCTCCGGTGGACCTACCCAAGCAGACGCAACTCCCGATGCTACTCCTGAATCCACTCCCACTACATTACCACCACCGCAGGTTGTAGGGTCTACTATAGTAGATGACGCGGCAGCTATTCAAGCAGAGTTAGATGCCATTAAAAAAGAAGTTATTGAAGGGTTTGAAAGCGGACTTCCAGAAAGTGAGTACAGAAAAAGAGAGCCAGAAACAAAAGACTTAGAAGAAAGGCTAAGAAAGCAGAAAAGAAGGGACGGCGTCTTTGGTGAAAATAGCCAACAGGAACAACTTGCTGATGACATTGAAAAAATACGAGAGGCAATGGATGATGCTTTAGAGACTGGCTCCCCAGAACTATTAGAATTGGTTGAGGGAAAAAATCTTGAGCATGAAAAACTTTTGCTAGAAGAATTAGATATAAGAATATCAGCAAGAGAAAAAGAAATAAACAAACGTGATCCGAGTGGTCGCGATCTTGAAATGTTTAGAACAACAAAGGATGGAGATAATCCTTTGCCTGGGTGGATAAGAAAAAGAGACCAAGCTAAGAAAAATATTGAAGCTCTTGAGGCAGGTGTTACCCCTCCCGTACCAGATACCCCCACTGAGACTGCGCCAGTTGCCGCTGAAGACACGGAAGCTGCACCCGCTACCACCCCACAGGCTAAGGACGCAGCGCCTGCTCAGGAGGCTAAGACTACGCCTGATGAGACTCCTCCCGTTACAGCTGATGAAACAAAAGATAGTTCTGACGATGCAACTGTTAAACCTACTGTTAAAAGGGCTAGATCAGGAGATGAACAAAGTAAATCTAGAGATAGGTCAACTGCAAGTAAAGCAGCATCCGGAACTTCTGGGACTAAAGACGCAACAGTTACTGCCAGTAGGACAATTCCAAATTTTGAAGTTGATAGGCCTGAAGATGCTGAAGCTACTGGCGCAGTAGATACAACTACCACAGGGGTAGATACTGTTGATCCTACCATTGGCGTGGTAACTGCTGATGCAGCAGCTGTAGATCAGACTGTGGCTGATATTGATACAGACCCGATAGATTCAGAAGCTTCTGATCCTGTAAGGCTTGAGTACGAAGAGACAACTCTTAATCCAGATGGCGTTCCCATGAGAATTTATGAGGACCCAGATAATCCTAATCTGAATATTGTTGAAGTAGACGGAAAACCATTTAAGCAGAAATATAAAAAGAGGGTTCAAGCTGTAGCATTTGCAAATAGGTACACACGTCCACGGCCTACAGAAAAAGCAGCAAAGGCTGCTCCTAAAGCCAGGCCGGAAGGTAAGACCTATGCTGGGCCTAAGCCTGTAGTCCTTAGTGATTCTTTGTACAAGTTTGTATCTGGTACTACTCCATTCAAAGATACTCTTGGTGCTATGCGACTTAACCAAGCAAGAAAGTATGGTATAGATACTGATGTAGTTACAACTGAAGAGCAGCTGTATGATGAGCTTATGACTCGGATAGATACAATGAAGCCAGCTGAAGTTGAATCGCCAGTAGCTGACGTAGCAAAGGAGGTTCAGCAGGCAGCTGAAGAGATTGTTCCAGAGACAAACCTTGAGAGGATTTCTAGAGAGGCAACTGAACGTAGGGTTAAAGATAACGCTATAATGGTTCAGGAAGATTTGACTCCTCAAGAAATAGCCGAGATGCAAGAGCTTTCCAATCTATCCAGAACAGACAATATACGTTACAATCCTAGAACAAATGACTATGAGCGGGTTCCAGATGCAGAAGCAGAATCTGGTCTTATGGAAGACATTGACGCTGAAGTTACGGCAGAGATTGCAGCACAAGAAGCTGAGTCTGAAGCAGCTAGAGCAACAAGAAAGCTAGAGATAGAATCAGGAAAGGTTAGCTTTGAAACTGTAGACAACATGGAGGCTGCTGACTTCTTGCAACTTGCTCAGACTCCTAGAAAACCTGGATGGAGCAAGCAGCAGTTAGTCCAGATAGCTAACAATATTCAAGCTAATGATCCGACTGTTTCTTTTGATACCAAAAAGAAAAGGGCTGACCTTGCGCAGGAGCTTATAGCTTGGAAAGAATCTGGAGTTACAATAGATAACTCAATACTGGAGCCGCAATTTCAGGACGATGTAACATCTGATGGTAATTTTTATGCCGCACCAAGTGACGATGCTGATGCTACTCATGGTTACGACAACAAGAAGTCCACCCTTAAGGATATAAAGGTATCTGCAGAAGAGATATCAAATATTGAAAGGTCAATCAATAATAATCTAGAGCTAATGTTTAGCAGAGGAAAGGCTGCTACACTGAAGAGGCTCAAATTTATTAACATGATTAGTTCTTCAGAAGCTAACAGCTTAGGTATCGAAGGGGACTCTATAGCAAGCTATGCATCTGGAGATGTTAAAGTTTATTTTGTTCCAGAAAGAATTGCTAAGTTTGCAAAAGCGCAGAACAAAGATGTAGATAAACTTACCAGATCATTGATCATGCATGAGGTTGGTGTTCATGCAGGAAAGAATATATTCAGCGGTCAAGAGTTTGACTTGGTCCTAAACCAGGTTGTTAAACTGTACGATCAAAAAGACCCAGCATTTGTTAACGCATTTAACGTTGTTGCTAAAGCTTACCCAGACCTTACGTTATTTGAAAGAAAGTTTAATGAAGAAGTTCTTGCTCATGTCATAGAGTCAAAGGCATATGAGATGGAGACAATTAATAAATCATTCTTTGATAAACTTAAGACTGCGTTCCAGAAGTTCTTTGAAAAATTATTCTATACTGCTGATAGTGATAAGACCAGAGTAGATAACCTTACTCCAGATGTGACAGCTGAAGATATGTTTAATCTTATTGCTGGTCACTCAATGAGGAATATATATTCTTATGCATTGAAGAGGCATGGTGATAGCAAGAACTTTTCTAATGTAAGAACCAGGAATAGAGACAGGTTTATTGAAAACTCTGTAGTTAAAACCCCAATGTATCATGGAGGATACTATAACTTTTCAGCACCAGTTCTAGATAAGACAGAGCTTGGGCTTCACGTTGGAACAGAGAGGGCTGCTATTGCAAGAGTTGGTGGTGAAGATTACATGATTAAGGAAGGATATATTAATATAAAAAATCCTTTTGAAATCTATGATATGGAAAGGTTTAATGAGCATAGACTATGGAGAAAGGCGGTTAATAGACTCTATGAGAATGGGGATATAGATAATAATGTCTACAAAAGTTTGTCAAAAGTTATTGAGGATCATAATTTTAGGTTTGAAACATGGGAGGCATCTTTAGGATCACGAGATATATTAACCCTAGAGGAAGTCTTTGAATCTAATTTAAGAAAAGAAGCGATTGATAAAGATTTCTCTAAAAATATGAGGGATGCTCTTTTATCTCTTGGGTATGACTCTATAGCATATGAAAATAAAGTTGAAGATAAAGGAAGCACAAGCTATGTTCTTTTAAAAGATAATCAGTTCAAAGATGTTGACTCTCTAATGTTTAGGTCAGGCACCAACGTCTTTATGGATAAGAAAGTTGTGGAGCAATCCCCTGAGCAAGCAGTTGTTCAGTCAAAGAAGATAGCTGACATAGCTGGACCTCAAGTAACTAACACTCGCAAAGCTCAAGGCAAAGTGTTTGGCGCTCTTAAGTCTATGCAAAGAGCTATCGAACCTTTGATGACTGTTCAAGGATACAACGAGTTAGAGACCGCTCGCATGCTAGCAAAGGGTGAGGTGTCTAAGGCTCACAATACTGGAAGGATTTTGTTTGATACTTTATATCAAACCAACAAGAAAGAGCAGCAAGAAATTCTTAAATACTTTGAAACAAAGAACGCCTCTCCAGATAATCTCCCAATCAGGAAGGTTAGTGTGGCTATGCAGCCTACGGTTGCAAGGGGAACAAGGCCGGAGGCAAGAACAGCAAAGCAGGTATCAATTAAGGATGCTGTAATTCAAGCTAAGAAACAGATTGAGAAGCTTGGTCAAGACCTAGTGGATATGGGAATGATTACCAACGATCAGTATCAAGAGCTTAAAGGTCAATATCTACCAAGAACTTACTTGCGGTATCTGGCTCAAGATAGGTTAGGTATCGGGCTTGGAACAAGCAAGCTTAACTATACTAAAGCCAGAACATCTACTGATACATTCTTAAAGGATATTCTGGATGGAAAAATTAAAGACCCAGGATTCTTGGCTGGAAGATATATCTCAATGGCGGGAGCTGACATCGCAACAATAAAGTATCTTGACTTTATAGCTACTGATCCAGGAAATAATGGCTGGGTTCTTCCAAATCAGATTGTTAATTTTGAGGGAATGAAAGGGACTGTTGGTTTCTGGAATGAACGGCTTGATGGCATTAGAAGGAACGCATCGCAGATGGAGTTGCTTAATCCTGAACAAGCCAAGTCCATGAATGCAATGGCTAACAAACTTCAAAAGGCAATAGAGGCTGTTCCAGAAGTTATCCCTCCATCAAAAGGATACAAGCGTATACCTAACAGCGCAAGATACGGAGCAATGAAGGGTCTGTATGTAAAGAAAGAAATTGCAAATGATATCATGAGTCAGGAATCATTGTATACTAACAATGAAGTATTGAATGGAGTTCTTAGTTGGTCTTCAAGGGCAACTAAAGTATTTAAATATTCAAAGGTTCCAATGAATATACCTACTCAAGCGCGTAATGTTATATCTAACGTTGTGCTTATGGATACATCTGGAACAAGACATAGTATCTAATGGAAAGTATATGGAGTTAGCCAGAAAGTATGGCATTGAATCAACTACATTTGCTTCAGAAGAACTTGTTACTATGGACAAGGAGCTTCAGAAAATAAAGTCTAAGGATAAAGGTTGGGGAGGATTATGGGCGAGGACCCAGGTATTCTTTAATGATTACCTAGATGTTGGTGGTCGCGCCTATCAGAAGACGGAGGTGATGTTTAAGGTTGCCAAGATGATTGACCTTATGGAGAATCATGGCAAGTCTGAATCGGAAGCGGCAAGGCTAGCTAACGAGGCCCTGCTTGACTACAGTAATGTATCTCAAGGTGTTAGGGTTATTAGATCGCTACCTCTCGGCTCTCCGTTCATTACGTTTAACCTTAAGGCTGGCGCACAGATGATTCGCAATATTAGAAATCATCCTATCGCTGTCGCTAAGTATGCCGCTATACCTTATGTTGTTTCTCAGATGTTGCTTGATAATAATGACGACATTGAAGAAGAAGACATTCCGGCAATGCAGAAACTTGTTGCTGACTACATGGAAGGAAACCTTACTACTATGATTCTTCCTTGGAAGGATGATCAAGGCAGGCTTAGGGTATTTGATATGGGATACTTCCTTCCTTGGGGTGCGCATCTTAGCATGGCAAAGAATCTTATGGAAGGTGAGTTTGGAGATGCAGCTAAGACTCCGGGCTTCTTTGGTGGACCGTTTGAGCTTGTTGCTGGAATGAAAACTAATGTTGATCCATTTACAGGTCAAGAGATTTGGAATGAATCTGATCCACCTCTACAGAAATATCAAGATATGCTAGGCTTTCTCGCAAGCTATGCTATGCCTCCAATGTTATGGCCCAGGAATAAATCAGGCGATGTTATAGGTAACGGTGGACAGCTATGGAAAACTATGATGGCTGCTGACTTTATAGACGGCAACATAGATATAGATGGGTTTCCTAAAAACAATATGCCCAGAGTTCTTCTTGCCTGGATGGGTATTAATACTACTCCTTTGACTTCTAAAACTGCTGCAAGAAAAGTATACTACAAAGGCAAGGAGTTAGATAGAATTAAAAATAGACTTCTTGATTTGATTGATGATCCTAATGTTACTGAAGAAGATAGGAATAGACTTATAGAAGAGTACCGCATGCACTCAGCAAACACCTTAGAAGATTACAAAGGATACGCGGAAGCATACGGAAAGGTTAAGGATGTCCTCGAATAGTCCTTATGTTGAAGTTGAATGGTTAGATATTATATCTACAGCTGGTTGGGAAAAATCTGAAGAGACTAAGCTTCCAATCTTCTGGTCATACGGCATCTTAGTTAATCATGATGATGAAGAAGTTCGCATTGCAACCAGTAAGGATGAAAGGGGTGAGTGGTTTGGGTTTACTGTTATGCCTGTGGGATGTGTTAAAAAAATAACCCCCCTAACTAAAGGGGGGCTTTTAAAACGATTAAACAAATAACATAATTAGACAGGCAGATAAAAATACATAGCTACTATACCAACAAATCATATACATTAAATCTCCCATCTTTGATTCCACCTTTTAATAGCAGATTCTTTTTGTGCTTCTACCTTGGGATGAAAGCTAAAGAACATGGAACACTTTGCGCATCCAAGTAAGAACTTTCCTATTG